ATGAACGAAAAACCTGATCTTCTGTTCTTTAGGTAACACATACCATAACATCTTTTATCTGCTTTACAAGCTTCCCAGAATATAAAGAACAATCTATTTGCCTCTCTAAAATCTGGCGCACCTACATCTATCTTGCTCCACTGCAGGTACATGTAGTGAGTTCCTGGTATCCAAACTGGTTTTCCATTGTTGGTAAACCAAAAACCTTCTTCTCTACGTTTAAACTCTTCATCTATATAATCATGCCATTGTTCTTTTTGATCATCAGGATACGCTCTCCAGTCAAATATGTTTTTTAAACGTTCAAGTTCTTTAGGTTGTTTAAACCTAACCCACTTATTTTTATCGTTGCTATACACACTCTTCGGTACTTTTGGTAATGCTATAGCTAAATTCTGTATCTCTATAATCTCACCAATCTGACCACTACGTGATAATACTATAATATCGTGATCTTTGTCGTATCCGTATTTCCACTTTTTACCTTTATTAAGTCTACTAATAGTAGTTTTCTTAACTGGCTCGATAGTTTTAACTAAATCTTGCTCGTACATTATTTAGATCTACCTTCTGCAAATCCCTTGAATACTTTTGCTTTAACCTCTTCTGGTGTTTTT